CAACTGCTTTCGGACGACACGCTGGATATTTTCTCTTTGATTTAGCAGCCGATTTACGCCCACATGGTTTTCCTGTTGCTACGTCTCGCCAATCTTCTTTGAACCATTTTCTTAGTCCGCCTTTGTATGCCATTTACGCTCACTTTCTAAATTGGTCTTTTATACTTCTGATTACACTTTTTAAATCAAAAGGTTTTTCATTTGGTCTATAGGGACACTGATATTCTCTTGGACATTCTCCTGCATCATATGGCACATACTCTCTATATTGTGTATGGTTTGCTCCAACGAATATGCAGATTCTAGTATCTCCTTCTAACAAATGACTTGCTAGTCGACAAGTTGTCATCTGTTTTTCTTCTCCTCTTGCTTTACTTATACCTAGCAAAAGGTAAAACAAAACAAAAAGACCTAATAATGCTAAGTAGAAAGACTTATTATCCATATCATCCACCCTATTGCACTAGCCCCTACTAAACAGGCTATACCAATAATGGTGTAATCTCGTATCTGTCTATTTCTTTCTTGCCTAGCATATACAGCTTCCTTTCTAGCTTTTCGTATACGCCCTTCTTCGCGTATCAGGTCGTCCCACGCTTGAACTCCATAATGTGCAACTAAAAAGTTTTTTAGTTCTTCTCTTTGCTTTTGTAACTTTTTCTTACTAGCAAAACTTTCTATTGCAACTTGTTCAATCGAACCATTAAACAACTTGTCTATGGTTGATGGATTATTAGAGTTCTTGTGGATATTGTCAACATCACTGACTGCTGACATCCAACGACCTAACTCACCGGATAAATCCTCAATCTCTTTGCCTAACATAATGGCTTTTTTGATACCGTTATAGGCAGCTGTTGCCCCTGAGACAGCAGCCGACAAAGTTATTGGGTCTAACATATTTTTATTTTTTATCTCTAGGTAAACAAACTGCAACTATTTTATGTTTCGTCTTGCCGTCGTTGCTAGGGACAAGAGGTTGATTATTTATCCTTTCTGCAAAATATTTACAATCGTTAATATTTGCAAATGATTGAGTGTTATTTTGAATTGCTGTGCCAATGTAAACATATAGCACAAATTCAATCATGACGAACGCCAGCCGCCTCCCATTGCTTTATATCGTTTTGCAGCGTAAGCATTTGCGTAAGCCGAAGGATATACCTTAAACTTACGCTTTGCTTCAGCTTTTGCTTTTGACCATAAAGCTGGTTTAGTAGGTTTTGGCTTAGACGAAGATTTTTTCTTCTTCTTTGCTGCCATTACACTTTAACCAATTTGTAGCCTTTGGATTTAGCCATACTTCTGATTTGAGCAAGAGTCATTGTTTTCTTTGCTCCACCACGTGACATACCTTTAGACTTCATTCCGCCTCTTGCCATGCCCTTAGATTTCATTCGTGACTTCATGCCGCCTCTAGCCATACCTTTAGCTTTTGTTCTTGATTTCATGCCGCCTCTAGCATAACCCTTGGATTTCATTCCACCTCTTGCCATACCTTTAGCTTTTTTCTTTTTCATCGCCATATCATTTCTCCTTAGCGTATAGATTATTAAATACTCTAGCAGTGTCCTCAACATAGTTAGGGTCTTGCTTTGAGTGATGAGTCCATTGACTCGGTGCAAAATCAGGTGGACCTTCACCTGTTACAAACCATGCAGGGTTTGTTACCCTTACACGATTATTCGGTAACGCAACTATATTACCTGTCCATTTTCCTGCATCCATTAATTCTAACACATGACTTTGTTTGTGTTGTGCAGGGTCATCAGCTACTTCGCTATCCGTATAGTCAATAGTAAAATAATACTTTGCCGGATAGAACTGATTATCTATTTTTGCCTGCCAAGGACAAGGCGTTGCTCTATTCAATACAAAAACCGAATGATGGTGCGATTGACAGTCCCAAGGCTGAGCCAGATATGTAGGCATAGGTTCTGCCCATTCATCATATGGTGTATCTCCTACAAGGGCAGTTAGCGGCATTCTTGCCCACATAGCACCCCCGTGTACGTTTTCTTCTTCATCACAACCCGTAAACAATATTTGAAAACTTAATGTTTTCATTGGTAAGGTTGTTACTGCTATAGCCATACCATGTAAAAACTCGCCATGGTATCGGTCAAAATTGGTCGTATATTCTCTACGAACCCATACCTTAAAATAAGGTATATTACTTGTTATATAGTTCATTTATTTCTTCTTACGTTTAGTTATCCGTTTTTGTTGTTCAATAAATGCTCTATAAATGCGAGCTGCACCAGCTTTGCCAGCAACTCTTGCTCTTTGTTCCATTGCAATAGCAGCCTGCGTTTTATGAGCATGACTCCTATTTGACCTTTTAATTTTAGCTACTGATGCTTTAGCGTCAGCGGCTGTAGTAAATTTTAATCCCCTAATTGTGCCCTTAGGGTTTTCATCAGTATACAGGTCACTATGTTTCTTTGACCTTGCGGGCTGCCCCTTTTTTCTTGGTATTCGAGGAGCCACTATTTATTCTTTTGGGCTGCCATAGATTTTTCAATAGCTTTCTGTCTTACTTTTTCATAGCCTGACATTTTGCCATCTTTATTTAAATCTCCAAGCATAGCACCTTTTTTTAATCTAGGTGCATTTGTTTTTAAATCCATAATGTGTTTTTTAGCCATGTAATGGTACTCCCTTCATTCTATGAATTAATCTATCTGCTCTATTGGTTACTTGTTTGTACCATCTAGAATCCTGCATCTGATTTCCGGCTTCAATCCACTCGCCATCTTTAACAGCCTGTATCATTAGTTTAAATTTGCAAAATCTTGGGTATCCGAGATTGAACATCATATTTGCCATGATTAATTTTACTTCCTCAGGCAAGGCGTCCCAATCATCAAATACCTTTTTACAATCCATTATAGTCGTTCGTATATCCTGCTCAAAACATTCAAGCACCCGTTCTTTGCTAATGGCTGTTCCAATAGGTTTGCCATACTCCGGGTCAGTCCCTTTAACCAAGTGCCCAATACCGAAAGTGGGTAAACCAAGATGGTCCAAATACGTTTCATACTTACATCCTTCATCAATCTCTAATTCTTTCTGCAGCCGTTCAACAAAGTATTCCATTAATTAATCCTTTTTAGTTTCTCATTCTCTTTTAATATTTTATAATAAGATTTTGTCAACTCTTTTATATCATCTTTTAATAAAAATATTGTTTCTCTTGCCGCTACCAATTCTCGTCGTAATTTCTCTTCAAACGTATCTTCATGATTATCCCAACCATTGGCTTTAATCATTTTCTATTACCTATAGCACTAAAACCAAAATAAGCCCCTAACAGTCCACACATTGACAGGTACTGAGTCATCAAAATGCTTTCTGCTTCCGCCATTCTGGTAGGGTCGTAAATTGTAGCAAGTGTAGTGAAAAGCATCATAGCCAATAAAATCCAAGCCATTCTCCGTTTGTTTGTTTGATAAGCTAACTTATCAGGCACTAAGTCATTACTAGACTTATCTGTATTTATATATTGCAAATCATTATTGCAAGCACAGTCTTCTTTTCCGCACTTACAGGTCATTTCTTTTTCTTTTTAGGTTTCTTTTTTATAATGCTTTTTAAAGTTTTAGCTTGCGATGCATGCAACTTAGAAGCTTTATTTAAACCTTTAATTACTTTTTTCATTCTTTTAACTGCGTGAGGCATTTTATTTCTTTCTATATTTCATTATTATTAACTGCTTTAGTTCTTTCTACACAGTAAATAGTTTTAACTGTATGTGCAGTTGGATAAACAAATTTACCATATTCTTTTAAAGCTTGTAAATTGTTATCAATATGAACACCACAATCTTTAATAGTTCTAAAATATAGAGGTTGCCCATGTAAATGTGTAATCTCTACTGAATCATTTGCTGGTGTTGTCGTGGGGTCTGCCCACCACATAACAATAGCTATAACAAAAATCTTGGTCATTATTTCTTTCTAAACTTGTCCAACCCTCTAATTCCTAGAGCAGCTGATACTGTTAAAAATAACAGGTACGTATACCATTCAGGTAATTCGTTTAGTCTAGCAAAACCATTTTTTACTATGTCTTCCATTCCGGGAATAAAAACTAGCACAGTCGGTATCAAAATAACAATAGTAACCAGTTCGTCTTTCCACGAATTTTGCGTACCCTGTGCCATAATAATTTCCCATTTTGAATCATGGGTGGCTGCAGTACGCATAATTTCTGCTTCAGCTTCAGCTTTAGTTTGTGCTAATGTAGCTTTAGCTTTCTGTTTATTTATCTGTCCTTGCATGAATGACCCTGCAAGGTCGGCTATAGGTCCTATCAATGCTTGAAACATTACGTATTTTCTCCAGTAGGCTTTCCTATGTACACACATGTACTATACCCATTTAAATATTTAGGGTTTTGCATTGTGTGCTCTCTAACTTGAGCTATATATTCATAGCACTTGTCTGATGTTGTCAAGGGAAAATTAATCATTGGAAAATTTACCCACACAGCACTCTCTCCTAGTGCCCATAATATTGTTATAACTGGTATCCACATTTAACACTTCCACCTTCTCCTAGCCTGTCTTAAACGACTATTAGGATTCTTTGCGGCTTTAGGAAACTTTTTCATTTGTCCTGCACTTCTTGCACAAAACGATTTACGTCTCTTTGCTGCTTTGCTTCCTTTCTTAACTTTCCCAGTTACTGCTGTCTTTAATTTACTACCCGGGTTCTCTCGTCTATATCTTTCTACGCCAGCTTTAGTCATGCCAGCACCAGATTTAGTAGAACGAAAGTATTTTTTCGTTTTTGGGGGCTGTTTATCTCTTTTTCGTGCCATATTATCTCATTATATTAATTAAAGGACGGAATCCATTGGTATAACTCCGTCCTTTGTACGTTAGATTGGCTGTAGCGAACCCCTCAAGTATAAGTACAGCTTCTTTACGCTTATGGTAGGGCAGGTTTTCACCTGACATACTCAGACAATCCCTCTGCTACCAATGATTTTTCAATGTCCTCAACGCTGAAGTCCTGTCCAGTACGTTCTTTTAAAGCCGCACGTATATAATATACATGATGGCTTGGTATATGCGTTGTAAAACGTCCCTTTTCTTCGTATTCGGCACTAATTTGCTCCAATAATGAGTTAAATTGACGTTTTTTTCTCATGGTATACATATTATAACACAAAAATAGAGATTTAGGAAGAAATAAGTTGTCAAGAAAAATTTATTTTTATTTAGGGGGTTGACAAGAGTCAAAAAATACGGTAAAAAGTGCTTGTTTTTCTTTTTTCCCTTTTTTTCTTTTTCAGGAACAACTAATGGTAAGTAGCCGAACTCGTAAAAGAAACCCTGTTGCGGCATCCGTACGCAAATTTAGACCTAAAATAATACCCAACAAGAAAAAAATAGTGCCCCGAAAGGCTAAACACAAGCTGGTTTACAATGCCAGCTTTTTTTATGCCCAATATTCTAGCTACTGTAAGTAGCCGCACTCTGGTTTATAAACCCATACCCCAAAATTATGCAGAACCTGTGTACATATTACGTATATAGGGGGGGTGGGTCATGCGTATGCCTGTAGTAAAATATATAATAAAATCAAGGGTTTAACTTATGTTTATCTATGCAGTAAATGCAAGTTAAAACATGGGTTTTTGTGTTCGCCTATGCAGTTCTGGAATGCCTGTTTATATGTGTTGCATAATATATGCCTGTTTTATGCAATTTGTGCATGACACGCCACACATGAT